GTGTTCATCAGTGTCGCAGCCGCATCAACCAATCTCGTGGTTTCGTTCATCCTGCTGATTGTGGAGCTCCACAATCGCCGGGAAATCAGAAGGGTGTCCCGTTACGCCGAAGCACATTATGGAACACCCTCGTTTGCCCGGAACGTCCGCGAACCTACTTCTGAGAAACGCGTTTCTGGAAGTTCTTGTATTCATCGGAGCCATCATCATTGACCACGACGGATACGGATGATTCCGAGTGCAGAGCGATGGCTATCGTGCCTCCCGGCAGATCAAGCGATTTATTCTCAACGAGCTCGAAGTACACCACTTTCCGCTCACCGGGCTTCAATCCCTTTATCGTCTCCACGATTTCATCGAACAGTTCGATGACACCGCGAAGAGACCCCGGAAGGACATTGCCGTCAACCTCGACATAGTTCTTGGTCCTGTTGTCCATTTTTTCACCTCCTCTCATTGCTGGTAGTACGCAATATCCAGCTTAGGGGGAGGTGATCCAACACGAAAAAAGGAAAAACCAATGAGCGAGAAACTCACCATCGCAAACCCTGAGGACGGGAACCGTCCCCTTTCCTATCAGGCTCTCAGCCATGGCATCGATGAATTGCGTCTGGGTGACATGGGCATCACGGACGCGGTGTGGCGCGGCCCGCACAGCGAGCTCGTGGCCCTGGCCCGTCGAATCCTCGATGCGGAGGCCGGACGATGAACGCCGAGGATTACGGACAGCACGCGAGCGGCTACAGGAGGCCCGAGCCCGACGAACTGTCTCGTGGCTTCACGGTCCGGTTGATTCTCTGGGCCGTGGTGTTCGCCTGCTGCATCGGCTGGGTGATGTCTCACGCCGGTTGCGCGCATCCCATCGGCAATGGCATCACCTCCCTTATGGGATTCGGTTTCGTGCCATTGCGGCTCCTGTGCCTCGTTTTGAGCGAGGCGGGAGTCGAATAAAGGCTTGCCGGGGTTCCTATTCTTTCCTTCCCCGGCAATCGACAAGGACAGTCGCTAACACCATTCGCGTCGCACCCCATCCCCAGCGGGTGCGGCGCACGGGGCCGGCAGGTTCGCCCCCGCTGGAGATCGCGGTGTCATGTACGCGCGGCAAACAGCGGGAAGCCGTTCGATTCGGCACGGTCC